GTCCCAATTGCGTTTGATGAAGAAATTGTATGGTATGATAGATACATTCGCAATTCATGCAATATTGACGGTGGTGTTTGGAATAAAATGACAGTTTCACGTCGAATCCCTCCACATTTCTTGCCCCCTAACATGGATGGTCGTCCTGACAATGCTTTAGCACATAAACTTTTGCACGATAATCCATATTTAAGATTTGTGGTCTATGAATACTGTCCAGCTGTATTTATTTTTGGTCATTGGGTACCTCTTACATACCTCTATACCACTGGCCGTAAAGAACTATACATATCAATTGAAATTGCCACGCAAGTTTTGACTCAATTAAATAATAATTTAAAGTATGACGATGAGCAATTATATCAAAGAATAAATACAGCTGTAACATCTGTGCTTTCTGTTAATTACAACAGATATGCTGCTAATATATATGAGAGATTACAGACAGATTGTACTACTTTCTGTTTCAATATAGCTAAAGAAACCAGATTTCAAAATGAAGATATGCATTTTTACTGGAGCCCCAGAGATGCAACAAGATCCAATTTGGCTATAGGACCTGTGAGTGTACACTCCCGGATATCCCACCAATTGATGACTCTGTCAGCATTCGGAACTATAATCAAGATTGCAACCCCGTTCATAATCGCATTGTTGGTGTTAATCTACCGATATCCATTTCTGGGGCGGCTCTACCTAAAGCAGACCTATGTGATGGCCCAAGTATGCTTGAGGGCGTTAGCTATAGGTTCCTACGTAAATCTCCAATTCCTAAGCCTGCACTTCTTTACTCTTTTAAACGCTTCGTTAGGCGATGGCTTAGGGAGAATCTCAGTCCACTTAGCGCAGATGTTGACACCAGCGTTGGTACCTGGTTAAACAAGACCAACTATACCCTAAAAAGGAAAGAAGAACTCAAAGCAGTATACGAGTCCACGATTAATAATGTCACTATCAAATCTAAATATACTGCTGTCAAAAGTTTTCTGAAAGATGAAAATTATATTTCCTATAAGTATCCACGGGGTATAAATTCGAGAACTGACGCATTTAAAGTCAGAGTGGGTCCAATTTTTAAATTGATAGAAGAAGAGTTGTTTAAAAATAAATTATTTATCAAGTATGTTCCAGCAGATGAAAGGGCGAAAGTTCTTAAAGAGGAAATACACCAAATAGGTGCTAATGTAATTGGAACAGATTATACGTCTTGGGAAGCTTTGTGTACTAAGGAATTTATGATGGCTTCCGAAATGCAACTCTATAAATATATGTCACAATATCTCCCTGACACTGAATGGTATGATTTAGTTGAAACAACTTTAACTGGCAGAAATGTTTGTCATTTTAAATGGTTTACTGCCGTTGTTGATGCTAAGAGGATGTCGGGCGAAATGTGTACATCATTGGGAAATGGTTTCATGAATGCAATGGCCTCATTATTTATTTTACACAGGAAAGGCTGTCGCAGTGTTAAAGGTAAAGTTGAAGGTGATGATGGTGTTTTCTCCTTCTTTGGACCAATCCCAACTCCACAAGATTAT